TTGAGCTTGGTGAAAGTAACCAGTTTGCGCCTATTTCATCGCTTCCTGATGTTATACTAGAACTACTAATCAGCCTGTAATCAGTAATCTGAAGACCACTGCTTTTGTAGTTTACGCGAACCCATGCTGGAGCAGTGCCATCAGGTGCATTCGCTAAGGTTGCAGCACCTGCTGTGATGCACACATAATTACTTGCTTTGTATTCAGCGATTGCACCAAAGGCATAAGTTGTCCCAAGATTCCACGATGACATGTATGTCGCTTCAGTCCAATCAGCGGTTTTGAATATGGCAGCGGTTGATGTCGTTGCCGATTCATAGACAAAAGTGCGGATGTAGTCAGAACTCGTGGTGACGTAGAATGCTCCTGTTGCAGCACCATAGGTGCCAGTTAAGGTGCTGGCAGAACCAACAAGATCAAAACTGTTAGTTAATACCCCTGAGATGACCCATGTTCCAAGCGCACTCGTCACAGCGACTCCGTAAATTGTCACAGTGTCTCCATTACTCAGCCCATGCGCGTTAGCAGTAACTCGGTGAAGAGTGCCAGATGTTGTGATACCTGTAATTGCCTGCGTGAATGGCAGCGTGACGATGTTCCCTTTGGTGTAGGTTGAACTCGTGTTCCAGTCGTCTGCGTTATACAACAAACGCATCGTCGTCGCATCCTTTGGCGCATCGAGCACAGGCGCGAAATCAAATGGCACATCGACGAATGTCCACGTTCCATCACTGTTCCTCGTCAAACGCTTTGGATGCTTGGTCGAGCAGGTGAAGAACATCACGTCATTAAGCTGGACGTAGTGCAGCAATGGGATCTCGGTTGATGTGTAATCGGTCGTGACGGTGGTCACCGAGGTGAATGCACCGCCGGTGTAGGAGTACACCACAATTGAGTTCACCTTGAAGGCGAGCACAAAGTTCACATCAGTGCTGCGCCTAAACGGGATGACTCTCAAGATACCGCTGTCTGTCACTCCAAACCTTGTGCCTGGACGTTTGAACGCTCCACCGTAGGAACGCACCATGAAGTTTTCCAGCATGCGACATCCGGTTGCATACTTCTCAGAATCTGTCCTCCCATCCATGATCGGTGACATTTCGCCACCGTTGAAGACCGCTTTGATCGTTTGAATCTGTGAACTCATAGTGAATAACCTCCGCGAGAAAGGACAACCTGAGAGTCATCAAACGGAGTGATGCGCCGGCCTTTTCCCTCGTTGGCATCTCGTGACTTCACAGGTGGTGCTGCTGCCTTCGTAAAGAACTGGTGAAGCTCAGTTGCTCGACCACTGCTGCCGGCGGTGTCTGAAGCGATGTATGAGGCAAGCAAATAACTGAATGCGGTTACGAAGTCGGCTGGATAATCAGTAATATCAGTGATGCGCTGGATGTATTTCAGGTTGATCGTCTCGTCATCGCAGAGGATCACGCCTTTTTCGAGCAGGAAGTCGGATCCATCGTCTTCATTCTGCCCACCGTCAGCATTGATCGACAACGGTCGAAGGCAGTCTGCTGGAGGAGTGTGCTGGAAGTCATAGGCGAACTGAGGAATGCCGACGACGCTGCCTGTCGAATTTGTGTAAGTTCCGGCAAAGACCGAGTCGTCCAAAGTGAAATGGTTTCCATCGACGGTGACATACCACTGACCATTTGCAGCGGTAACGCCTTGCACGTCCTTCACATAAACACGATCTCCTGTGGCATAACCATGCCCAGGATGAGTGATCTTAATCAACCCGCCTTCATTAGTCACGGCAGCGCCTGTGAGAGTGTGATAGGTAACGGTCTGTCTCTTTCGTGCCGTTGCAAAGTTCCACGGATGCATTCGCAGTGTCTCATCGAGCGCGGTGTAGACAGGCACAGTTTCTTCAGGATTCCACCATTTACGGAGGCTCACAGCCTGCTGTGTGCTGTCAGTTTTTAGTGCCATCAGTGCTCGTCCACCCAGGTGGGCAATTGCCAGATTCGCGATCTCGGTTGCTGTTGCTGCCATAGTAGTGGGATAATACACAAAAAGCGGAGAAGTGCAACAGCACCGCTCCGCTCTTTGGTCGGTTTTGGATTAGTTCCAGTCGATGTATGCAACGTCGAAGTAGAGCACAACAGAGGGTGTGACCGTATTAGCAGAGGCAATGGTCACGATGACTGGGCTATTGGTGGTGGTGACAGTTGGTGCAAGGTCACCAACGGTTCCTGCAACGGTGGATCCGAATCGGATCGTTCCGCCACTGGTCACCACAATGCCGTCAGCGTAGAGGTCAGCGTTGGTTGAAGTTCCGATGTCGAGTGTCAGCGCGGTGCCAGTAGCAATCGAGGATACAGCCGAACTGCCACGAACAAGAGATGCACCTTTGGGGAGATAGCACAAATTGAAGGTATCGTTCGCAGTCTCGCTGCCAGTGGTGGTGTAGGTGGCGCGGATGAACTTGAGAGTTCCACCGGTGGTTCCAGTCCGGTTAGGACGTTCGGATCCATCGAGCAGAGCAGTAGCTTGATTCGTGAAGAGTGTGGTATCGGTGAGTGCGGCCATATTGGTATTTGATTGAGTTGTTGGACTTTATCGATTTGGTGAATTGTTAAGAAAGGGGCGGTTGTTACACCGCCCCAATCAGTTCAGATGTTACGGGGACTCATCGCAATAGATACGAACAACCTTCTCATTCTCAGTGCGGACGGCACCAAGCATCATGGTCGAGCGAATCTGAAGCGCATGCCGGCGGGTAGGCAGAATGTCCATCTGCACCTTGCGGTCGGACATGGCGAACTTGATTGCGCTCTTGTGGAAGGCAAACACGGAGCGGATGTCAGCAACCGAGGAAACGGTGGCATTGATGAGACGCTGCGAGGACAGGAACTTGAAACCGAGGAAGGTGTCGACCTGACCACTCACAAGTGCCTTGATGCTGTTGAAGTCTTCGCTGGTGACTTCCGTAGTGCGAAGAAGGTCTTGCACCTGTTGAGCACCACAGACGAGCATACGGTCAGAGTTTGGCACTTCAGCCAAATCCATCAGGTATTTGGCTCGACGAAGTTTGCCAATGGTCAGACCGCTCTGCGCGGCGGATCCGGTTTCAACATAGCTGGACGCGATGGAATAGCTGGAGTTGAAAGCATCCGAGGTCGTGCCGTCTTCGCCAATGTAGCGGGTAGCGTCAAAGGCATTGATGATCACGTCATCGATTGCACGGTTGAATGCCATCGCGTGAGACTGGACTTCGTCGCTCGTTGGGAGAACGATGGAACCGAGGAAGTGCTTGTCGAACTCATCGAAGACAGTGACTTTTTCCTTCGGACGCTGGGTGAGCCAGTATTTGGATCCGTCGAATTCACCGTCAGGCGTGTCACCTTTGCGAGTGAGAACGTCCTGAGCTTCGGAATCGTTGATGAGGTTGAACCATTTCTTCTTGCCGGTGAAATCGGCGCGAGTAACGGAATTGAGCAGGCGCGAATCCATCTGCTGGAGAGCCTGGGAGAAAGAGCGTTCGAACTCTGTTGGGTAGAATGTATCAATGGTAGCCATGATTTTGGTGTGATGAGGTGAGATGACCTGTCCGTTGTGGACAGTGTCGGAAGTCGTTGCTTCCAGTGCTCCTCGGTTGCCTTCGTTGAAGACCTCGTAGACCGGCTTTCAGCTTGTCCATTGCTGGGGCTGATTCAGGATATTCTCACAAATGAGAATCAAAGCAAGAACTTTTCTCATTTTTGAGAAAAAGGATCATTGCACATGAGCGGCACATAAGAATCAGGAGTTGTAGTGAAACACTGATTTAACTTGCAAGAAGCGACAAATGCTTCACCTTCAGGTCGAATTCAAATAGGTTTCCCTCTCTGAGAAAGAGTGATCCGACCCATTGGGGAAACCCGCCGAGGCCGACTTTTTCTCAGGAAGTCGGCCTTTTGCGTTCTGGGCATCTCCTGCCTGACATAGTTGGTAGCGTCCCTGAGTGGGCAACGTGGGCCAATGTTGGAGATTCGGCGCACGGTAGAAAGCAGATCAGCCGTGCAAAAGTCTTATCCGAAAGGATAGGCTGCCGCTTGAATCGTTTGACCCGTGTTTACTGAGACAGCCGAGCGGGAAGATTTAAGTGTGCGATGGTGTTCCTAATTCCCGACGAATGAGCAACTCACGCTAGCAGATTCCCAGCAATGGGACTGCTATGCTCCGATGAAACCATCAAACCCTCTGAATGAGTATGCAACGAAAAGGGCCAGGCCGATTAAGACCTGACCCCTGCTCATTCTGAGGACACTAGAGCTAGTGCAAAAACGCCGACACAACTCGGCACCTCAAATCTTATGCGGTCGCAGCACCGTGCAAACGCTGAAGCTGAGACAATGCAGCGGTTTGCTTCTCGATGCCATTCTTTCCTTGGTAATCGTCACTTTTGCGAATGCGATCAGCCTGCTCTTGGTAGGTAGCCGCGACATTGTCACCGCTGACCAGGCCGGAATCTTCGCGCAGGAACTTATCCACAGCCAGTGAGGCGCGAATGAATTCAGGATCCGATGCCAGTTTGCTGGTCTTGATGTCGATGCCGACTGCCAGTGCTCCACGAGCTGCACGCTGCCAGTTATTTGGAGCATCTGCGCCCCATTCAGTATTCAGCCCATCGATCACGCTCTGAATCTGTTGTGCCTGCAACTCAGCCGACTTGGTGACGATGCCACTCAAGTTATCATTGTTGAGGTCAATGAGTTTGTGCAGTGCTTCAGGTGGAATGCCATACTCTGCTGCAATTGCTGCGGCTTTGTTGGCAGTGTCAGCATTCCACTCAATGCCTTCAGGCAGGTTCTCTGGTGCCTTCAGACCGTAGTCTTCAGCTTTCTCAGGCGCACCGGTGATTTTCCTGACTTCAGCGCGATAAGCGGCGATCTGTTCAGGTGTTGCGTTGGCACCTGGGATCTTGATCTCGCGTTTCTCGCTGAATGCCTTTTCGAGCGACTGATATGATGCGCCGAGTTGATCAACCTTTGGCTCACCTTTGGCCTCATCCCAGAACTTGGCTGGAATGTAGTCAGGTCGAGTGACTGTTGATGGCGCAATGTCGGGAGTCGCCGGCGTTGGTGTGATCTGCGTT